ACATCAGGTACTTGGCGAACTGCTTGCCGTTCTCGTCGGAAAACGGCGAGGTGCCTTGCATCAGGATCTTGGAGCCGGTGAACAGTGCCCAATTCCACCCGCCCTGCGATTTGTACCAGATGTCGACCAGCCGAACCTGTTTGAAATCGCCGTTGGCCTGAAACCAGCGGGTGTCGCGATCGGAATTCGACATCAGGTTGGTGGTGTTGTTGCATGCCGCGGAGATGTCATCATCCATCCCGGGCAGCAGTTCTTTCAGCATTTCCTCGTCAACGAATTTTCCCATGCCGAGATAGCGCGCGTCGTCAAAATCATGCTTGAACGAACGCGGGTCATAAAAAAACCCGTCGTTGTCGACGGGTCCGAACAGCACGTCGTAGTCCGGCTGTTGTTCCTCTGGCGGTGGCATGCCGGGCATCATGCCTTGCCCGTTCTGCTTGGGCGCCGGCATGGGCTTGAGGTCAAGCTCGATGCCGGCGAGGCCGTCAACCGCGCCCGCCTCGTTGACCAGCGGGGCCACCTCGTTCCACTTGTTGCGATCCATCAGATAGCGCAGCACCGCGGTCGCCAGGTCGGCGCCGGCCTGATGCTGTGGGGTGCGCGGGTAGGCTTTGGGATCTTGTTTGAGCCGTTCCACCAGCCCCACGATGCCGTCGATTTTCCGGCCGATCTTGTTGAATGTCACGACCGGCTGTTTGCGGTCGTTGAATACCTTGACCTGATCGCTGGTCCACTGCGCGCCATGGCGATAGCGGCGCGCGTTCTGCTGCTCGGTGATCTCCTGCGATTTGCTGTCGAGATATGTCGTATAGGCCTGCACGCACTTATCGAGCGACCAGAAACCGTCCTTTTCGTCCTTGTCGTCGAGATTGGCCGGGCCGCGGCCGGCCGATGATCCGCCCTGCGGATAGCCACTGAGCGGGATGACGTTGCTGATGGCCATTACCTGCCCTCGTAGGATTGCCGCCCGATGGTCAGCACCGGCTTTTTCTTGTTGGGATTTTTGAGCGCGTCGTAATAGCGAAGCTGGTCCGCTGGCGACATCTGCTCGCGCGCCGCCCGGTCATCCGGCGGGATCGCATTGAGCGCGCGGTTGGTGCGCTGATCGGCCTCGAATGCTTTCTGCTGGTCGGCCAGATATTCGCGGATGTATTCCGGCGGCCAATTGGTCATATCGGGAGTTGGCATTCGCGTCACTCCACTAATACGTGCGCCAATCACCCGCCTCGGTGCTCTTGTGCAGCACGGCGTAGCCCGACACATCTTCCGGCTTGGGCTTTTCCGACACCTGCACATACGGCCGCGACAGGCAGGCATAGCGGCAGCAGTCGGCCTCATGATCTTCCGCATCCGTCATCACGTCCTCAGGCCGATCGGGATCGTGTTGCAGATACGGCACGGTCCTGATGAAATCCGTGCAGGTCGAGAACACCACCAGCATTGCGTGGCCGTCGTCATCGCCGACCAGCCGCGCCCGCATGGCGTCCCAGCCGCTCATGTTGCCGCGCGATTTCGCTTTGTAGACGCGGGAATTATCTGCCCGCTTGAACCACACCTTGCCATCGCTGCCGGTGCCCATCCGCTCGGCGATCGACGGCCCGCCGTCCTCGGTGAAGGCCGAGGGGTCCAGCACGCCGTAGGCGATATCGTCGCCTTTCTCACGGTCGCGGATGCCGCGGCCCACCTCCTCGGCGTGCAGCTTCAAGCCAACGTTGGGCTCGCCCACTTTCATTCCATACCAGTTGCAATAAAGCACCATGCAGCCGCGCGGCAGATGGTGGCCCTCAACCTCGCAGTCATCCGACACGATCGCCCACCACTGCACCGAGAACGGCGCCGCCGAGCCCCAATCCATCGATCGGAACCGCATCCATTCCTTCGGCACGGCGAACGGCCGGATCACATGCCGCTTGGCATCCCAGCAGTCGAAATAGGCCCCGAGCGTGACATCCCAGTTTCCGTCGAGCCATGCCTGTACCAATTCCTTTGAGCCTGACGAGCGCAGCCGCTGCTTGTAGCCCTCGGCGTCGATAAACGGGTTGTTGTCGACCTTGCTCGGGATAAAGATCCGATCCAGCCCGGTCAGTGGATCGTGGATCACCACATTGCCGAGCGGCGCCGGGTCGATGTATCTCGCCTTCACCCACTGGTGGCCGGGGCCGCCCGGGTTGCCGGTGGCGCGAAAGCCTACCGGAACGCCCGCCCCCGATCGCAGCGTGGCAAATAGCTTGAACACCGGCGCGGGCGAGGGGAAGTTGCCTATCTCCTCCACGTACACGCGGCTATAGCTGTGGCCCTGATAGTGCTCGGCGTCACTGTCACGGTCCAAGTATGCGAACCGCAGCCGCGCGCCGCGGGGATCGTGCCAGACCTTTTCTGTTTCGTTGTAGTTCCACTTGAGCGGGCCGTAGATCGCCTTCGACCGCTCGATGGTGTCGACCAACTCTTTATATGTGCGCCGCACCATCAGCCCGGCGGCGTGCATTTCATAGGTGTTGGCGTGCACCATGAAATCGCCGAGCATGCCATCGGTCTTGCCGCCCCCGCGCGCCCCGCCAAAGAACGCCTCGAAGATCGGGCATTCCAGCAGCGCCCATTGCGCCCAGTTCGAGCCGGGCGACCAAATGACCTTTTCGGCTTGCGTAGTGTCAAGCATGGCCGTTGCCGCTCCCGTTGGTGGTGGGAGGCACCAGCATTGCCTTCAGTTCGAGGTGGTTGGTGCCGTACTTGGCCAGCCATTCCTCGCGTGTCAGCACCTTGGGAAGCTCGGCGACATAGCGCACGTTCAGATCCGCCGTGATCGCGGCGTTGATCAGGTCCGGCACGCACTTCCGCAACAGCCCCAGCGCCGCCGTCACCTTTGCCGGGCTCAGGTCGGCAATCAGAAGGCCATTCTTGTTCCTGGTTGCGAAGATGAAATCCTGCAGCGTCTGCACCAGTTTGATCGCCTGGATTTGGGCCCGCACACTGTCGGGGTGAAACTGCATCTTTTTAGGTTTGCGGAGCCCGGTGCGGCGGATGTTCATGGTCAGCCGCCGCTATAATTTGGAATGTCGCCCTGAGAGCGGCCCCATGGATCGTAATTGGTGATGCCGGGCCAGGTCTTTATGTCGGCCCCCTTTGGGGCATACCTGCCCGTCCATGGGGCATTGACGCCGGTTCCGCCCTGATTGTGGTACTGCTGGCCGATGAAGTACTTCATCAGCGCGGGCGCCAGCCACGGCTGCAATTGCTGCGGTATATCGCGCGGGAGATTTCCGGCCTGGAACAGCCGGCCGCCGAACAGGTCTTGCCCTGGGCTACCGGTGTTCCTTCGATCAACCAGATGAAATCCTGACGTTTGGCTGCCGACGTTACTAGTGTCGGGGGCGTAAGTGATATCCGTAAAGGGATCGATCCCGTAGGGCATTTGCCGGCCGGCCATCGTGGCCGCGTATGCGTCCGGGTTCTCGGAAGAATTGTTCATGAGCCAGCCGTTGCCGAAGCCGGCTTGATCGTAAATCCCTTTTTGTGACTGCCAGCCTTCCGGGGGCGCCGCAATGCTGCCCTGCAACCAACCGAACTGGTCGCCCGGCCCACCACCGCCGAAACCGCCGCCACTGCTGCCGCCGCTGCCGCCTCTAGCCCCCGCACCGTCCATTGCCGATTGCGCCATCTGCAGCAGGCCCGGCACCTGGGGCGCCGTCTGCCCCACTTCCCCCATCCCTAAAAATTGCTGCGATCCACCACGCATATCTGTAGGCATGACCCACTCCTATTGTGAATAGCTCTGGCGGCCGATCCGCATGGGCCGGCGGATCGAGCCGATCCCGAGCGCCTGCGCCATCGGGTCAGCCGGATCGGGCGGCCCCTCGGCCACGGCTGGCGATGGTTCCGGTCCGGCTTGCTCCATCCGAGATCGCCCAAGAGCAATCAAGCTCGGGTCGTTCATCATTCTCTGCCAGTTGGCCGCATTGAGCGGCAATCGCCCGCTGTCAACCAGATCTATCAGGCTCGGCACGGGATCTTGGGCCGCACGCGTCTGCCGCCAGATTTCGCGTTCGACGCCGCCATATTGGCCGGGCCAATCCACGGCTGGCCCTTTGGGCCAGCGATCGAGGTTCTTCCCGCCCGGCTGCGGCATGTGGGGCACCACCGTGCCCGCAGTATCCGGCACGAAGGTTTCCGGCCCTTCCTCGCCCACCACCACCCGCTCGCCCTTGTCTACGTGGCCGCCCTTGGCCAGAAAGCGATCGCCGTATGGCCCTCCTGGCATGTCGGGAGCAAAAGGCGGGGTAATCATAAAAGGCCGATCGGGGTTATTAGGATCCTGTAATGCGGGCGGAGGCGCGGGAGGTGGAGCACCAAAACCCCAATCCTCAATCATAAGATTGGGATTACCAATGATCTCCCCTTCCTTGTAATCCCGCCCCGGAAAACCCTGAATAGCAGGCGGCGCCCCAACATCACGTCCGCCGGCCACTAAATGGAGCAATCCGCCGCCCGCGAATTGTTGTCCGAATGGTGCTGCGCCCTGCCTGCCGGGTATGCTGGGCGATGGCGCTGGTGGTCCTTGCACCGCGCCGGGCTGGGCCGGCTGGTAACCCTGCAGGGCGGCCTCAATGCCGGCGTCAATCTTGCTCTTGTACACTCCCCCCATCGGAAAGGAGTTAACATCATAACCGTTCTTTGCTGCGCCCTCATAGGCACCTTTGGACATCAGGCTGCGCGCCATGGCGAGCGGGATGCCCGCCGCTGCTAGTGCCTTGGCGCCAACCACACTGGCCGCCGCAAATTCCGCCTCACCCGAGTTTTTATTCAAGTTTTTCGTGGCGTCCTTGAGGATGTCTTGCGCTTGGCGTGCCTGCATCACGGGGTCTGCGCGCCCGGCGCGGGGCGCCGTCAGGGCCGGGGCCGGAATATCCGCCGGCGGCCGGTCGGCGGGCGGCAGGTTCGCTGCCGGTGGCGTGGACGGAATGTCGGCCGGCGGGCGCGATTGCGCGACCTCTGGCTGCGGCGCATCGGACGGTCGGCCCCGCGGCATTGGCACGCCAGCCTGCTGATTTCCTCGCCCACCTAGCAAGCCGCGATCGACCGCCGCCTGCCGGTTTTGTTCGTTAATGGCCCTTTGTTCCGCCTGCTCCTGCGCGCTCGGTCGCGCGCCCATGTTGGCGCCTGCGCCGCCCCGCAATTGGATATGAGGCATGTCGAAGTTGCCGCCGAGGGTTTCGAGGTCAAACTCCCTAGCGTTGGCACGTAGCCAAGCCCGTGCGCGACTATCAGCAAAATCGAGGGCGCGGCCAGCACCGTGATTAGAGCGGCCAGGCGGGGCAGCAGGAAAACCACCACCCCCGCTTGCGTTTCCGCGACTACGTACGCTTTCCTGTGACGTGCGCGGGTCCGCCCCGTGAATTATAGCCCCCCCGCGGGTTGCGAAACGCTGTCCGCTGGTGGCCACCAGGCTGTTGGCGGGGATACCCGTCCTCTGTTCCATAGCCCTTAATGCGCGGTTAACATTTTCAACCAGCCGAGCACTCACGTTGCCGACATCAATGTCCCCAATACGGAAAAGCGGCTCAACGCCGGCTTGCCGAGCAGAGCGGAAATCAATGCCGGGTTCCCCCTGCGGATTATCGAGGCGCCCACTGTCGAGATAATTCCGATTGGTCCGCGGATTGTCGGCCCGCTCGTTCTCATACGTACCGCGTGAACCGATTAGTTGACCGGGGATGTTGCCCGGCGGGCGGGGCGCGTTGGGGTCTTGCGGCGGCTGGCTGGTGTCCGGGGGCTCCGGTACGTCGTCGTGTTCGCCCGGGCGTCCAGGCTCTGACGGTGTTTCGGCCGGCCGGCCTTCCGGTGTCGGTGCACCGGGTGGCAGTGCCGTCTGCGGCGTTCCAGGAAAGGACAGTGGTGCACCCGGCGCAGTCGGCGCAGTCGGCGTCTGCAACTGTTCAATCAGACTAGGCGGTGACGCCGGCCGAGCCTCCTGCGGCGGTGTCTGCGGCGTTTGCTGTGACGGCGGCGCCTGTGGTGGGACTTCTTGCGGCTGCTGTGGTGGGACTTCTTGCGGCGGTACCTGCGGCGTTTGCTGTGACGGCGGCACCTCCTGCGGCTGGTCCACAGCGGGCGGTAAGGTGGCCGGCGGGGCGGGGGTCGGCGCGCCCCGCGGATCGGCGGGAACACTAGGATCGGTGGATGGGATTACATCAACATCGATCGGGGTCGTGGTCGGTGCAGTCGGATCGAAGTTGGTTTCCCTACCGCCCGGAATGAATGCCTCAATGGCAGGCGCTGGCTCCTCTGTTGGCGCACCCTCGAATACAGAAGCCCAATCGGTGATATCGGGGTTTGCTCCGGCTTTGCCCTGCTGGCCGGCCTCAAAGGTATTAAAAGCCTCCGGGCCAAGTGATTGAATATTAGGGCCGCCAAGCATGGCATTCTGTGCGAAATTCGCCCATGCCGTAGCAGGATTTTGCATCCCAGCCATCGGATCAGGAACGCCCATAAGGTAATCAAGTCCCCGAGTAAACGGGCTCATTGTAACATTGGCCACGGGGTCAATAATCGCGTTCATAACGTCGGCTATGCGGCCTTCTAAAGTCTGCTCTGGCGGCCCATGCACAAAACCCGGGTTGGGAAAATTGCCGAAATCATGCTCAAGCGTTTCTTGTGCACTGCGCGATAGCTGGTCGCTTGGCAGCGTGCTGTAGGGTGTAGCGCCCCACATTTCGTTAAATGTAAGCGATGGCTCTGTTTCCGATCTCTGATCGGCCGCCTTATCCATGCCGGTCGGCATATCGAAAGACTGGAATGCCTGGTCGAAATCGCGGCCGACTGAAACATCCGTGCTCGGCTGGTACGGATTTGCGGCCCAATCGGTCGGCTCGGCCAGGCCGGTTCGCCCTGCCAACTGTTCTGCTGGGTTCCAGCCCGAGGCAACGAGGGCTTCGAACGCCTGATTGAAGTTAGGTCCAGCAGCCGGTGGGCCCATATCGGCATAGGGAGCGCCCTGATAATCAGGGGCGGGTTCTGCGGCCCGCGCTGCCACATCGGCGAACACCTGATCAAAATCCCGACCAATAGAAACGTCAGTGCTTGGAGCGTATGGATTTCCCGCCCAATCGGTCGGCTCGGCAAGCCCTGTCACCCCTGCCGTCTGCTCTCCCGGATCCCAGCCAGGCTGCGCGGAGAAGGATTGGAATGCTTGATTGAAATCCGGCGCGGTGTGTTGCTGGCCGGGATCGGAAACGTCAAAGCCGAAGCGGCTGTCAAAGGTGTCTGGCTGCGCGGCCAGCGCCGACTGCGTCAGATTGCTGAGCGCCTGTAGCGCCTGTTGAGATTGGCTTTGACTATAATCAAAGTCTGTTTCCCGGCCGCCAGGAATAACACTTTGCGGCCCGAAGGCCGAAGGCTGCGCCTGCTCTGTTTCCGGCGCAGCCTGTGAGCCGTAATCGAAGTCCGTTTCCCGGCCACCGGCGATGGTTGACGACACCTCCGGCGCGGCCTCAGGTTCAGCCTGGGGTGCTGCTGCCGGCTCACCGAAATTCGTTTCCCTACCGCCCGCGATCGTGGAAGTCGTGCTGGCCGCGGGCTCGGGGTCAGCATCCGGGCCAGCATCCGGGCCAGCATCGGGGCCAGCATCGGGCGCCGCTTCCGACCCCTTTCCGGCAGCCGCCGCCGCCGCCTGGCCGCCCATGGAATGGCCGGACCCTGCTGCCGCACCCGCCGCGGCCTGACTGCCTGAAGAATGGCCGCCGGTATAACCGCCGCCGGTGAAGCTACCGCCGCCGCCATAACCGCTGTAACCGCCACCGCCGTATGAACCACCCCCACCGCCGTAACCACCGCCGTAACCACCGCCGAAGCCGCCGAAGTCGCCAACCATGCCGCCACTTAGAGCGTAGGCAGCACCAGTGCCAGCGCCTGGCCCCCCGGCCAGCGTGCTC